CCGCGCCGCCAGCAGAGACAGCCACTTCGTTCGCAGCAGGGAAGTACACGCCCGTGTCGGTGTCGCCCGTGTTCGTTACGGCAGGAGCCGAGACAGAGCCGTCTGCAAATGACGCAGCGCCAGAGGCAGAGAGCGTTGTCAGTGAAGCATTGCCAGAGGCAGAGAGTGTCGTAAACGCGCCCGTGTTCGGCGTCGTAGCGCCAATCGGCGGCATCGAGGCCGCAATGTTTGTCAGCGTCAGTTTGTAGTTTGCGCCACCACGAGCAACGATGTACTCGTCACTAGCTTGCGCTGGTGCGCCCGAAGGCAATTCAGAGATTTTGCTGTCAGCCATTTAATACTCCTTGCCTAATCGGTCTTTCGCCAGCGCGTAATCGGCGGCGTAATACTCGCGCACAAACGAGCGTACCTTGTCGGTGATTTCGCTGCGCCAACTGTCACCGGCTGCGTTTAGTTGCTCTAACGGAAATGTGGTTTCCGTGATGCGATGCAACTCTGATTTCAGATTGTCAAAGTCCAAAGGCGTGACGCGCGGATCAGCAAACCAATGCGACTGCGGATACACCAACAATTTATATGCTTCTTCCATCTCCACAATGCGGTCTACAAAGTCGTCATACGATTCAAAACGCACCGAACCAACGCGATATGCGTGACGAGCGGCGCTTTCAAAACGCAGCATTGGATTTCTAAAAAAGCCATAAACCGTGTATTGGTTTAGGTTTGGGTAAACCGATGCGATACGCTCCAACGGCTCATGAATAAACTTTAGCGAGTGCCAATATGGGACTTGCGACAAGTAGTTGCGAACAGTATGGGTTCCGCACTTTGTCGGCAAAATAAAAGCAACTTGCTTTTGCTTGTTGAAAAACATTACGGCAAAACCTGTGGCGTTGCTGGATCAATAGACTGAATTGGAGACACAAACTCATCAAGTTGTGCGTCATACCAATACCCAATCCCGGCATATTTTCCGCGAAATTTGTTGTTGTACGATGTTTGTTTCCACACCGTATCTGCGCCGTATAGCGATTGGCAAAACACTACGCCAAGAGGCTCTGACTCTGGGAACGGCAAATCTTCAATCACCGCGTTATTTACAACGATGACTTCTGTTACGACGTTGTTTGCGTCAAGTTTTGCGAAGTGAGCCATGCGTCACCAACGAATAGAGCCAGAGCCGGTAAACTTGTAAACGCGCTTCCCGTTTACGTTTGTAATAGTTGGCGATCCTGTTGTTGAGGTCGCTGCGGCATAGGTATTGTCATATTGAATGATGACAACGCCCGAACCTCCTGCGCCGCCTGATGCGCCCCCATAAGGCGGGTTTTGTGCTGTCGCAACGCCGCCGCCGCCACCACCACCACCCCTGTTGGTTGAACCTGCGGTGCCAGCAATTCCAGCAATGCCGCCACCTAAACCGCCGCCGCCGTCTCCTCCAGACTTCCCAGCATAAGCATCATACATGCCGCTGCCGCCGCCTCCTGCGTATGTTTCGGTAGTTCCGCCAGCAGTAAAGGTTCTCCCATCACCGCCTTGCCCGTTGCCATTGGTGTTGCCTGCTTCATTTGCGCCACCGCCGCCGCCAGAATAAGAAGCATCGGTGATATTTGCGTAACCTATGCCGTATGCTGCGCCGCCGTTATAACCCTCAACAGGGCTATATGAACCAGCGTTGCCTGTTCCCGCTCCGAACGCATACGGGCCTGCGTTGATGTAAGCACTACTGGGACTAGAGGAATTTCCGTAAAGGATGCCGCCACCGCCGCTGCCTCCGCTTAAAGTAGGAGCGCCACCGCCGGTTGCAAAAATAGTTGAAAAAACCGATGTGCTTCCACTTGCGCCATTAGCGCCGCCACCGCCAACGGTTACGGTGTACGAAGTGCCGCTAGTGATTGAAAATCCTGTAGCAGTACGGAAACCACCAGCACCGCCGCCAGCACCCCATTCAAAATATCCCTGCCCTGTTGATGGGTCTTGCCCTTGAACTCCTGCACCGCCACCGCCGCCGCCTGCAACGACGAGATATTCAACGCTAGGAGGCGCTGAAGGGGGAGGAGGTGGGGGAGGAGGCGGGGGAGGGCCGCCGCTACCCCGTTTTCTTAGCGACAAAACCGACCCTAGCCCAATGGGCAGGCCATTTCGCAGCGGAACGCCAGAGTAACGGGCCATTGCTTTAGTTCTGGTTAATCGGCTTTGCGTAGACCGTGCCGCTGGCAGACACTTGGATAGCGCTTACACGCCACGGAGCGCCCGTACCAGCGGGAACCAAGAACGGAATCGGAGTGTTAGCCGGAATCGGTGTGCTGCTGGTCGTAGCGGTAACGCCTTCGCCGACAACAACATACGCATCCGACGTACACCACACCACAACGCCCTGCGGGCCAGCGTTCCAAGTAGCGGTTGAACCAGCAGTACCCGTGTAGGCCGCAGTTCTGGCTGGGAACAGACTGTCAGCAAGGGGATTAAGAAGTTCCATGTCGTTACCTCAAGCCAGAAATTTCAATTTGTAGATGGTCGACAAATACAAGCCAAATATGGCGTCTAACAGGTTTTGCAGTGCCGTGTCGTCTTTACTGACGACTTTATACCGCATTTCCTCAAGTTCCTTAAGCTCCTTCTCCAGAAAGTCAAGCACGTTGTTCGACTTCTGGGCGGAAGCTAGGGCAATCGGGCCAATCAGCCCGTGCCGCCCCTGATAGGCTTCTGCAAAATCGTCCGCGAGCGGAATGATGCCTTCGTAAAACTTCTGTAACGCCTTGTGCTTGGCGTAGTTACGGGTATTCAGGTGCGTGGAATGGGTCACATCCCGCGCCAAAAATAGCCGTCCAATAAAGACTTCGCACGTCATTGTGGCGGTAACTCCATCGGCATAGCCGTTTCACGTGGAACCGGCGCTACAAGATCGCCGGACGTCATCATGCCGCTAATAGTGCCCATCACAATGTCCTGTATCTGTTCGGGCGTCATGCCCGCTTGGACGGTGCTGATGCGTTTAGTCTCCGCGTCGTACTCTTTGACGCGCACTTCCCGCTCGTCGATGGACTTCTGCACGCTATCGAGCATCACGCGCATCTCTTGCATCTGCTGCTTGAGCGCGTCGTTCTCCATCTTAACGGCCTGCAGCGCTGGATCCTCTTCGTCCTCGAGGATGCGTGGCTCGATCGTCTTCTGCAGGCGCTTGGCGATCTCTTGAGCGCCCGGCCAGTCCATGTTCTTGACGAACAGGTCGCCAGCCACGTTCCACAGCTCAGGATTGGCCTGCAGAATCTGCGACATGGCGTCCATCGCTTCCTGGCGCTTGGTCAGGTACGACGGGCCTGTCGTGACCGCGACGTCGTACTTACCGACCGACGGGTTGTAGATTTTTTCGATCACAATCCCCGCCTCGTTGACGACCTGGCGTACGGCCTCTTCCTGCGTCGGGTCGATGCGCACTGTCGACGTCTCACCGTCGATGCCAATGATGCGCGCGATGCGCTGGGTGTCATAGATCTTCGGGATTAAGTCGATAAGTTGGCGCGTCCCGTAGCGAATAGCGCGAGCTAAGTTGTCAACGTAGTGATATGAACCTGTGTCGCCTTGCCGTTCACGCGCCAAGATGGCCCGCCCGGAGCGCTCGTTTGACGTCGCTCCAAGGCTAGAATCGTAGTACCCAGTGGTCGATTTAATGTCGTCCGAAGCACCCATTTTGGCCTGAATGAGGCCAGTTTGAGCCAACGGCGGTTGTGCGCGCTGCGGCAGCGGCAAAACGGCGCCTTGACCGTCGGTTACGTCGGGATTGACCTCCAAATACGGCCAATTTGTCGTGTTGGCGGTCTTCCACTGGTGCTCGTAGCCTTCAAACTGACCGCCGTAGCCGATAAACGGCGCTTTTGGCGCCAGCGCCAGCATTTCAGCCTCTTGCGACACCCAGTAGTTGTACATTCTCTGGGCATCTTTGGCATTTCTGACCAAACCTGAGATGTAAATGCGTCCGTCGACCTCAAATTCGTTGCCGATGACGCGAATTACTGGGATCCACTTGCCCGGCCAATCTTGTTCTTCCAGAATTTCGTAGCCGTTGGTCTTCATCCACTTAATTTTGCGGATCTCGACCTCACGGATGCGCAGCGGACGCACGCCCATCATCTCCATCTGCCGCGCTTCGGGTGAATTAGCGTACGCAGTCTGGTTGTTGGGGTACAAATGCAGCGTGGCTTTCTCATACGTGGCGTAGAAATACTCAGCGATGCGCACTGAGTCTTCCATGATCCACTGCGAGAGCTGTTCGTCGCCTACGCCGCGCGTTGAAATAGACGAAATCGGCTCGGCGTTCGGAAACAAACGCTCAAACTCGTCTTTCGGCATGTCTTCGGTAATGAAGCAATACTCAGCGTCCGATCCGCACGGGTCTTGAATGTGCGGATCCATGTAGACGCTAAAAGAATTAAG